CTGCTTTCTCCGCTGCTGCTTTCTCCGCTGCTGCTTTCTCCGCTGCTGCTTTCTCTGACAAAAGAAACCCGCCGCCGAAAACCGCCTTCCCTGCGCCCCTTTGACTATCCAGCGCGCGGATAAAGGCGCAGTCCTCGGCGCGTATCCTTAATGACTGCCCGTATTTTGCAATGCGCTGGATCCTCGCCGCCGTCAGAACGTGGTCGGGGTAATCGTATTTCGGCAACGACTTTGTAACCTCCTTGCGGTTTTCATCATCGGCCGCTTTTATTGCTTCATACAAGTCGGGCGCAACCATAATTTTATATTGCCCCATGTTTGTAACAAAGCTTGTATCTACTCTTGCGCTATTATCGTACATTATCGATAGCCCGCATATGACATAATTCATACCGTCAGAGCCGCTGCCTGAAAAAATCGTTTTGGCGGGCCCGAAAAGAAAAAAGCGTATGCCGCGTTGATTGTACCAACGGCAAATCTCGGCCAAAATCGAAAAAGGCGGGTTGTCTATCACCGCACAATTCCCGCTGTAGTCCTCTTTCGTGTAATCCCCACCGGGGTAAAACGGGCGTATAATCCGCGCTCCCTCTAAGCCGTATCCTTTAACCGCCCAATCATGGACGGCAGCATATACATTATCGGGCGTGTAGCACTCATCCGTTGTTTTCTTCGGCTTGAATTTTTCAACGAATGCGGCATATTCGCCCGTCATTTCCATTTGGTCGCCAAGCGCCATTTTCTCCTTAAAGCTGCCCATTCCTTCCCCCTATGCAAAAAGGCTCCCATGCGGAAGCCCTTTTTTGATGATATCAGTATAGCATATAAATCGTGTTGTATCGTGTTGACTTTATGGGGCAATGCGATTTATAAGCCGCTCCACGCCGTGCCGTTCTAAAGCCTTTGCCCAATCCTGCGACACGTGCATCCGCTGCGCCACCTTTTCCCAGTAGCCACTCTTCGCCACGCCATACTCCACATACCGCAGTTTTATCACCTCGCACTCCAGCGGCGGCAGACACATCACCTCGAACTCTATCATGCTCGCGTGATAATTAAGCTCTTGCAACTCAGCCTCAATGCGTTGCTTCTTGCGCTCAAGCCGTTTTATCTCGCGGGTGGCTTTCAACGCCGCATTGTATGTGGCATCAGATACCCCGCTCCCATGCGGCATACCCGTAAGGCGCTGCGGATGAAGGTCGTACTGGCTTTCTATCTCCTCATCCACCGTCACAAGCTGCCGCTCCTTGTCCGTGCGCGTGCGTTCCGCATTGCCCCAATACATCAGCAGCCGCCTTACTGCCGCCCGTTCGCTTTGTCTCTTTTTCTTATCGCTTTTATCCATCCTACTGCCTCGCCTGATTTTTCACAAAAATCGAAATTTTTTTGTTCCGTTGGGGGGCCCGCGGTACGGGCCGCCTCGGCGCAGGGATTTTGATACCCCCTCCCGCCGCTGCTTGACATCCTCCCAGTCCGCCGCGGTAATGTCATCCAGTTTCTGTATTTTTTTCATGTGTCTCCCCTGCTCATGTCAACGGCTTGCCGTCTGCATCCACCATCACGCATACGCCGCCGCTATATACGCGCAAATACTGCACGCCCGTTAGTGTGTCAACATATATTACATACGTCGCGCCAGTCTCGATTACTTGCACTCGCCTGTCATTACTAATCTCCGTGGTTTTTCCGTCTGCGCGTCCGCACGCAGATATGATTAGCAGGGCTAACATTGCCATCGCTATTGCTCGTTTCATTTTTCTGCCTCCATCTCCAAGCGTCTCTTTTCGCATTCATTTGCGACAAAGTCGTCAACCGCCTTGTAGAATTCTTCACCTTTCCCCGTTAGCCCCGTAACAAGTTTTTTTAGTTCTGGCTCGGTAAAAGCGTTTGTAGCCTTACCCATCACATATAGCACTCCCGCAAGTACATCGTACTCGCGTAGCTTCTTTCCCACGTCCGGCACTATGCAATCCTTGATATTTTCGCGTATCACGGGCAGCGGCACGAGGCCGCGCTCGTTTAGCTCTTTCAGTTCGTTATCATTTTCAAATGTGTACATTGCAAGCAGCATGTCTGCATCTGCGTACTGGGTCATATTATTACCTCCTTGTTCATCTTTGCTCCGCAGGTATCGCAGTACGGCGCTCTGTAATCTCCCCATTCATGTTCTTCGCCGCATTCTGAGCAAATCTGTATGCCATCCTCTTCGAGCCACCGTCCGCGCCGCACCGGCGCAACATCAGCGGCGGGGATATCGCTGAATGTGTCTACCAAATCGCCAAGCGGTATGCCGTACTTATCTGCTATCGCCTTGGCTGCAACAACAGCGCGTATATATGTGCTCACCGCTTTTCCTCCTTTACCGCCTTTTCGGCCATTTCCACCGCCCATTCAAGGGCGCTTACAATCTCGCCTTTGTCGCTCAGCTCATACCACGGGCGGTTGTGGCGTACCGCCCATGTTAGCCGTCTCTGTGCTGCGTCGCGCTGCTCCCGCAGGATGTCAAGCCGCACTCGCGGCCACTTTACCGTATCGTATCTCATTAGTTCTCGTCCTCAGTCAAACTTATACCCATTCGGTTTTCCTTTTTGTCCAAACTTAACGCCGCTATAAGCCCTTCAATTTGTTCTATCACCCTTTTGCACTCGCTCACCATTTCACGGGTCGTCCACTTCTTAGCAAGCGATTCACGCGGCATATATCCGGAGTAGTCCATGCAGTGGGCATAATCCCAACCTATATACCAGCCTTTTTTATTCTTTACCGCAAGTTCCGCGCCTAAGAATGTTATTCCGCCGTGGCAGTCTATTGCATTTTCTATATATTCCCGTTCTCTCCGCGTCATGCTCAGCAGGTCGGACACATCAACGTATGCGCACGGGTGCGTGCCGAAGCTGACAACATAATAATTTCGTCCGTGGTAAACGTTGTGGGCTAAAACCTGCGGCTCACATCGGTTTTCCTTGTACACCATATCGTGCAAATCGTTCATTATTTGTCCCCCTTCGGCAGTTCTGGTAGCGGCATCCAGTGAGTTACCTCGGCTACCCCGCGATGCACAAATCGGGGCTTTTGGGCGCAGGACAGATAAAAGCCCTTGTCTATGTTCCGCTGGCCGTTTTTTGACTTGGTAGCCAAAAGCACGTCATTGACATTCTCCGGCAGCTTTGCCTTAACGCTTATCCAATCCATTTTTTAATTCTCCCTCCACAGCTCGGCGTTCTGGCGCGTCACCCTTACAGTCCAGCCCTCATTATCAAAACCATTTGCAATGCAGCGCCGTATACCATCATCCATAAATCTGCCGCCATCAAATCTCTTTGCTATCTTTTCAAACGGCATAACTCCGGGAGTGTGCTCGCTCGCCTCAAGCTCAATTTCAACAAGAGCCGAATACTTCAATTTAATCATTTTTCATTCCTCCGTTTCGTCACAATACTGCACCACAGCAACTCTTAAAGTTTCGCAATTTTCATCGTACACGCCCGCAGGGAATTTGAAATCGCGGCACATTATGTACGTGTGTATCATGGTAAAATCGCATACGTTTTCACAATCGCAGTACATGCGCTTTGCCTTCCTCCGTGATTCCGCTACAACGTATCGCTCTAACCCCCACAAATCGTCCGTGCAAAAATATAAATTCATGCCTTCTTTCCCTCCTTTGGCGGCTCAGGCAGGGGCATCCAGTGAGTTACTTTATCAGCAATGCCCACCACAGCATAGTCATCCCAATTGTAAATCCGTTCGTACCAACCAGCGTTTACATAGTAATCATCACGTTCTTCACAATATTCGTTACAGCATTCATAATCCCAATTAAAGCCCGATTCTTCATGCAGCATTCCCTCAGGAACATAAACCGCGATACAGCAATATGCACGACCGCTTCTCGGCCCTGTTTTGCACAACAGCAAAACTTCTTTTTCTGCCTCCGGCAACCTGTCTTTAACGCTTATCCAATCCATTTTTATTCCTCCCTTTCTACGCATTTTTTCTCACCGTTATTTTTATATCGTGATGCGTCGCCTTTGACTTTTAACGTGATATCCTCGATGGACATATCCATCATTGCTGCTATACCGCACAATGCGGCGTACATTCGCCTTGCCTTCTGTAGGTTTTCGTCTTTTGGCTTGGGCGGCGGCGGTGTCTGTTTCAGCCGTTCTACTTTAGGGCGTATCATCGGGGCGGTGTAGCTGTCCTTTATGCCCCTGTCGGCGTTGTATATCGCCGTATTTTCAGTTGGGCAAATATACCCGCTGGCATTTGTGTAATCTCTTCGCGTTTTCACTTTTTATACTCCCTTATACGGGCATTCGCCCTCTGTGCTTCCGACCACGCCGCACCGTATCAATGCCCTGCGGCGGCCGCATTTGCGCACCTCCTTGCCCTCCAGTTCACAAAACGGGCAAGGGTTTGAAAAATCGTCTATCACCAGCGCTTCAAAGTCCTCGCGCGGGCAGATATAAAATTCTTTGTCTATTCGCGCCGAAGTCTTAGGCACAGCGATAATCTCGTAAAATCCCGCTTGACGCTGCAAGGCCGTCACTTGCTCCGCGTCCCGCCCCTGCAAAAGGTGCTGTGATATCGTGGTGGCTGCGCCCATCATCAGTTTTGCTGCGTCCTCGTCCTCTTGGTGCAGCCGCCCGGCCTTGACCAACACGTCCCCGAAGCCGATTACGGAAGCAAGGGTGATGATAAGCTCTTTTAAGTCCTTGTTGATGTACGCTCCCATAGATACTCCTTTATCGTTCCTATTGCCTCGTCCGCGCCCCTGCAAACAACGGCCTTATAGCCTTGCTCCGCAAGCGCGGTTATCCAGCTTTTTTGCGTCTCGCTCACCGTGCCGCCTTTTTGCCGCTTTAGCTCGATATACAGGCCGTGATACCCTCCACGCGCCACGGGCAAGCACATATCCGGCACGCCTGACTTAACACCCTGCGCCTTTAACGCGATTGCGGTCTTGATTGCCCGCTTGCCGCCGTTGGGTATGGCATACAGCAGCCCAAGCTCGGGGTGGGCGGCGGTCTCCATTGCCGCCCATTGAAAGATTATCCGCTGTTCTGCGTCCTCAAGCGGCACGGTTGGCGGGGTGATAGAGATCAATGTTTTACGGTCGTTGATCATGCGCTACCATCCCCCCTGAAATGATTGGCACCTCGTTGCCCCAGCAGTCCCAGCCGGGCACCGTTTCGCGGGCAAATAGTTCTATGCGTGGGGCATCTCCCCCCATAAGTTCGATAATGCGATCCCGCACCTCGTCCGGCTTGCGGCTGTGTTCCCGGAGTGGAGACACCACCAACTGGCTCACGGCATTTGAGACGCGCTGGGGCTTGCCTTTGGTGGCGATCAAGCACGGTTCCGTGTTGCCCCGCGTCCAGCGCCCCAGCCCAAAGAAATACCCGTTGCCGGAGCGGTTCTGCTTCACCCACTGGAATGCGATGCTTTTGTATGTAAAGCCCCATGCGTCAATGAGGGACAGCGCCTCCCGCATCATGGGATAGGTGGCCCACATAAACAGGACGCAGTCTTTGGCGGCAATATTGCCCACAGGCAAGCGGCGCATTTCTGAAAGGGCCATGGTGGGGTAGTGGTCAGCTGCGTTGCCGTTGCATCCCTTATCGGAGTACCGCCACGGGGGATCAGCATAGATTATGTTGTATTTTCGTTTGGGGAACGGTATAAAGTCACTCATCTGCGGTACGGTTGGCGGGGTGTATGTGCGCTTCATAGACCCCTCCATGCCGCAGACCGGCCGGCATTCGATGCGCGGCTGTCCGCCTGATAAATCGGCAGCACCTCGCCGTCTATCCGCATCCGGACAAATGCGCCTTCGGCTTGCATGCGCCGATACGCCTTGTAAAGCTCGGGGTAGCTTTTCGCCGTGCGCAAAACCTTCGTTGCGCCGTTGGTTATCTGGATAATTTCAAGTGTTGGCATACCTAATCACCTCCCAAAATGTCGTGCCCCATCCTGTCAAGCTCTGCCGCACTGTATACGCGGCTGTTCCCAAAATCCCGCTGGCGGTTAGGGCGCGGCGCGGCGGATTGTTTGCGCTCCGCGTCCCGCTTTTCCCACGTCCGCACAGCCGCCTTCCAGTCCTTCATGGGCGCGCTGCCCACCTTCCAGCCCTTGGCGGCATAAAAATCCACAAAAGCTTGTGCATCTACGTGATTGCCGCGCTCTGCGCAGTATGCACGCACCTCTTCCGCCGTGGGCTTTACAAAACGCTTCGCTGGGGTACGCTCCCCTTTAGGGGGGATATCCCCGTTAGGGGATAGGGGGGTAATATTATTCTCTTTGTCTTTGTCTTTGTCTTTGTTATCTTTCGTTTGCTTTCTTTTGCTTTCTTTTGCTTTTTTTTGCTTTTCCTCGCTTTCGGTTGCTTTTTTCGGTCTGCCGCCTTTGCGCCCGTTTTCGGCTCTTTTTTCAAGTTCGGCTTGCGCCCGGTCTATATTTTGCTTTGCTATTGGCCACACAAATCGCTCGGCTCCCGATAGCGTCCCCGCTTCGCCTGTCGATGCGTATTGCAGCATCGACATGAAAAGACGGCCCCGCTCGGCATCCGAAAGCGCCTCCATAGCCTCGGCAAAGTCTGTATAGACTTTAAGATACTTCATGGCCTTGCTTCTCCTTTTCGTTGGGGCGGTATCACAGCTCCGCCCCGGCGCTGTCCTTATCTTCAAGCGACCAGACCATAATCTCTGTAGATTAAATTTTGCTAACGTGCGGTCGCTTAAAAGCTTTTTTGTCCGCCGCGGCTTGTGTAAACGGCATTGATGTGGTATAATATCAATGCGGTCTTTAAGACTGCGGCTTTATCTGGCTCACCGTTGTTAACTCCCTCGGTGGGCTTTCTTTTTGTCCTTCGCCGCCTCTTTGCGGCAGATGTTAAAGGCGATTATCAGCATGATAGCCTCGCCAGCTACCATGTACACCCATAATGCGATATACCATACGTTCATCTTTTCTTCCGTCTTTCTGCGTCTATGTGCGCTGACCGCACCCAATACGCCTCTTTCTGCCCGCGCAGCTTGTCCTTCATTCTGTCCGCCACGGCGCGGGCGATAAATTCAGCCTTTGTCATTTTCGCCATAGCTTACCTCCTTATAATGGCAAAATCGGGATACTTTTGCTTGCGCGTCTTACCCGTCTCTGCCATGTGCGCCATACTCCGCACCATCACCAGCGGCTTTTCCCCGCCTGTGCCCGTAAGTCGCCCGTCGGCCAGCATCCGCCGCACGGTGACGGGGCTGACATTCAGCAGTTCAGCGGCCTGTGTGGTGGGAACGTATTCTCCGTGCGCCCGCACCATGCGATCTTCCACCGCCGCGGCATCGTTTATACGCTCGTCCACAGCCTGCTGTATCATCTCCCGCAGCATCTTTTCAAAATCCACAGCCTTTGTCCTCCGGTTTCATCTCTATGAATTTTAATCCGCGGTATGTAGTAAACGCCCGCGTTAGGCCGTTGCCCACCGATTTTTCCTTCCACTTCTCTCCGGTGATGCGCTCAAAGGCTCCCCTGCCTGATATGAGCCGGGCGTGCCGTCCATGCTCGCTGACCGTGATATCATAGCCGTAATCGAGAAACTCGCTGGTTTTAATCCCGCACTCCCTCAGCAGCCCATCAGCCTCGCGCATGGTGGATATGGCCTCTTTTATCATCCCGATCGCCCTGTCAAGCTTCTCCCTGTCGCTCTCGCACTCGCAGCGCTCCCCGCTGTCAAGGTTCGCCCCGCAATTCTCACATTTCCTCATTTCCTCTTTCCTCCTCCTTTTTTCACATCGGCAGTTGCCGTGAAAACTCTGTAAGCGCGTCCATAACGCCGTTCAAAATAAGGTTTGACCGCCCATAATTTAGGACAAATGCAACCTCGCCGTTGCGGGTGCCGTTTTCGCGTTTACCCGCCGCGGTAACGTCCACATACTTCCGGTCGTCTTTGTCTGTGCTCTTTATGGTCTTTATCGACCGCAGCAGCGTACCCGTCCTATAATGTCCGTGCTGCATTATGCTCTGCTCGACATTACGCTTGGCTATCTCGCCGCCGGCCTCCAAGACCTCATCCACAAAATCGTCAACCCCCCCGCCATGTCGCGGAGCGCTCTTTCTATTTCGTCAATTCCGTCTACATATAATCGTGCCATGATGCGCCTCCCTCTTGACACTTATAGTGTCACTTTTAGGCAAAAAATATATCTTGCACGGAGTGCCCGTAGTACGATGCGATTTCCATTTTTACTTCATCGCGCGGGGTTCTCGCGCCAAGCTCATACATACCAAGCGCAGCTGATGATATACCGATCTCGGCGGCGGCTGTGTCTCTCGATACTCCTTTTGCCTTGCGATAAGCTCTAAGCCTCATCCCAACCACAGTTTTGTCTGGCATCTTTTTCCCTCCTTTTAGTTTATGGGTACATTATACATCTTGACACTATATGTGTCAACACTTTTCGTGGCATTTTCTTCTTGCTTTTTGTCACGACGTGTGACATAATATATAGAGAAAGGGGTGATTATATATATGGGCGGGTTAAATGACAGGATAAAGGAGCTGCGCATACTAAACAAGGACACCCAAGCAGACTTGGCAGAAAAACTCGGAATGTCGCGCAGCTACATATCTATGCTCGAGTGCGGCAAGCGCGAACCTCAGCGCGAAGAGCTCGAAGCTATTGCCGATATATACAACGTTGATATGAATTACTTATATGGGAAACAACGCGAGTTGAACTCACACCGGCTCGTTACCGATGCAGAGTTTCAGTTAATACTTGCTTATCGCAAGGCATCGCCGGAAGCCCGCGCGATAATCGATCGGATTGTAGAACGTTGATGATTTCGGCAAGCTTCTGGGGGTCGCGAATGGCATTAAGCAGCGCGTTTTCTTTCTTGGTCATCGTATTATCCTCCGTGCAAAAAATTGTTAAGATATGATACCATATCACAGACACCATACATCATATAGTCTATGATGGGTGGAGGGGGCGGCGGAGAAGCAAGGTAAGGATGCGCCGCCCCCGGGTGCGCCCCTATGCGCAAGTACAAAATACTACACACACGGCAAAATTGATACCGCCAAAAATGGAAAAAGCGCGCCAGAAACGGAATTAGCGCTTCCAAAAATGGAATTAGCGCTTCCAAAAATGGAAAAGGAGAGAGAAATGGGCATTTTTGAGGACAATAATCGGAAATACGCAGATGCATTTACGCGAATGCGTGAAAAGCGAGGGATATCCTTACAGGACGTGTCAAATCGCAGCGGCATAGCCGCCTCCACACTTACCCGCACGCTGCAAGGCACAACGGGCACGCCCATGGCGACGTATGAAATACTCGTTACCCAAGGCTTAGGTGCGACAGTGCACGAATTTGTGGACGAGATTTACGGAGCCGTGCCGCAGGCCGAAGAGCCTACACAGAGGTACACCAACGCAGTCAGGCTGCTGCTTGCCGAAAAGGACGGGCGCATACGCCAGCTTAGTAGATGGCTTCGGCGGACGGTGATATACAGCGTAAGTGTGACCGGAATCTTGATGGGGCTGTTTTTATACGATGTGCTTAACCCCGCCGTGGGGTGGCTTAGGCGGCATGCGTAGGCCGCGCAAGGTACTAAATCTCTATCTTACAAAAAAGCAGGAGGAAAGGATATGACAAAAAAGCTATCAAAAATCCGCGAGAACAAGGGCAAGGCCGTGAATGTGCTGCCGGAGGATTTTGTTGCGCTGGACTTGGAAACGACAGGACTTGATCCGGAATGGGATTGCATTATTGAAATCGGCATGGTGCGCGTCCGCCACGGCGAGGTAGCGGCGGAGTATAGCACGCTGGTAAACCCGGGCGTGGAGATAGACGAATTTATAACAGAGTTGACGGGCATCACAAACGATATGCTTGCGGCCGCCCCGGCGCTGCCGGAGGTGCTTCCCGCCGCCCGTGACTTCTTGGGCGACGATATCATTTTAGGCCATAATATAAATTTTGATATCAATTTTATCTATGATAATTGCGAGTACCAAGGCTTGAAGCCCGTAAGCAATGGCTATATAGACACCATGCGCATATCGCGCCGAGTGCTGCCCGACTTGAAGCACCACAGGCTTAGGGACATCGTGAATGCGCTCGGCGTTGACCATGCGCAGGCTCACCGTGCCATAGGTGATTGCCATGCTACGATTGACTGCTATAATGCATTGCTGGCGCGTATAGATGCAGACATGGGTAGAGACGATTTCACGGCGGCGATGGCAAGCCATGGCAGCACCCGCCCAGACTTGCACGCACTTACGGCAGACGGTACGGCGGTGGACGAGCTGCACCCGCTATATGGCAAGCATTGTGTATTTACTGGCACGCTTGCCAAAATGGTGCGCCTGGACGCAGCGCAGGCCGTAGTAAATGTCGGCGGGCTGTGCGACAACGGGGTAAATAAGGACACTAATTTTTTGATTTTGGGCGCGAGCGATTACAGCAAAATCAAGGACGGCAAAAGCAGCAAACTTAAAAGGGCTGAAAGCCTGATCGCAAAGGGGGCGGACTTGCAGATAATATCCGAAAATGTCTTTTACGATTTGATGGGACTATAAAAATTCCGCACGGCGGCAACCGTGCGGAACAAAGAAAAGGGAGCGAGAAATGAGGAATATCTCGCCCTCATTATAGCATAAAATCACAAAGGGGGCAATGAAATGGCAAAGCAAAAAGATGGGCGCTACCGTGCAAAAATCACAGTCGGCACGGATGCAAGCGGGAAAAGCATAGTCAAGTATGTATCGGGCCGTACGAAAAAAGAGCTTGAAGCGGCTAAGGCGGCGGCGCGTGAAAAGTACGTCACGGGAGCAAACGCCGTGCCGGAGGGGATACTTTTTGACCGATACGCGCTGACATGGTACGAGGTGTATAAGCAGCCGCATATAGGCGTGTCCGCGCAAATGTCATACCGCACGGCACTATATAAGCACATCTTCCCCGCGTTGGCGGGACGAAGGCTGACGGCAATCACCACGGAGGATTTGCAGCGGCTGCTGAACGCCAAGGCCGACACGTGCGCGGCCATAATAGGCAACATATCTACAATCCTGCGCGGGGTATTTCAGCGGGCGTATAGTCAAGGACTTATCCCGCGTGACATCACTGTCGGGCTTACAATCCCGTCCAAGCCCAAAGAGACGCGCAGGGCGCTGACGGACGCAGAGACAGATGCGGTGCTGCGCCTGATGGACGAGGACGGCACGCTAATGCTCGCCCTGCTGTACTACACAGGTATGCGCTACGGCGAGGCTTGCGGCCTGCAATGGCGGCACGTTGACTTCAAGGCGGGGGCGATTCGCGTTGAACAGCAGGCGGCCGGCAAGACGGGGGAAATAGATGCACCCAAAACGGATAAGTCCGTGCGGACGATACCCATGCCGCGCGAACTGGCTGACAAGTTGCGCCCCGTGCGCGGTCTGCCGCAGTCATATGTAGTGCCATCCCCTACAGGGTCATATCAACGCAATTCAACGCGATACCGTCAATGGGACGATTTGATGGCGCGGCTGTACGATATCGCGCCGGAGATTGACGCGATTGAAAAGGGCGGGCGGATGATATCGGTTATAACCCCGCATTACCTTCGGCACAATTACGCCAGCGTGCTGTATAACGCGGGTGTGGACGTGCTTTCCGCCCAAAGATATTTAGGCCACGCCAATGCAAAAATCACCCTCGAAATTTATTCACACCTTTCGGCGCAGAAGGAAAAATACAGCGCAGAGCAGTTACAGGGCGCATTTGAAAAAAGTTGCCGTAAAGTTGCCAGCCCCAAAGCGCACGGCAACGGCGGCAATTAAAAAATGCCTGAAATACTAAGAAAAAGCACCCATTTTTATGAGTGCTTTTCTTCTTTGGTATCCGGCAGCTACTTGGATTTTTTGTCCACCAAAGTACGCCATTGCTCCGAGAAACATAGATATTTAGGCGTTTTTTGCAAACAGCCGACAGCACAGACACACAATAAAAAGTTGCCGGAAAGTTGCCGGAGATTGGTGTAAATAGATTACGCCTTATACATCTCCTGATACCTTTTTACACTTTCCGCCTTGTCTATCTGCTTGCCGTGCAAATATTTGTACAGCGTCAGCATATCGGCGGGCGGGTCGCCATGCTTCGCCTTGTAGTCCGATATAGCGCGGGCTACAAGGTCGTGCAGCATGGATGCGTGGGTAAGCTCTTGCCCTGATATGGTGTACAAGGTCTGTGCTACGGTCGGCATGTCGTCCTTGACAGTCAACGCCCACTTAGCATACTTTTCAGCGTCCGCGATTTCTTCGCAAATCTGCTCGGACAAATCGTTAATTAGCTTCATTTTTTTGCCGCCTCCGCCACGGTGGCGACGGCTCCGCCAGTCAGACCCGTCAAGTCGTTATTCGGCGCACAAGGTGGGTTGCCGAGCAGCTTAAACGTCCCGCCCGTGGGAGTGGTGGATACCACGGTGCTGTATTTGGTGCGCTTGCGCATGCTGCACGCTGTCACCTGTGCGCAGCAGCGGTTTGTCAGGGGATACTGCGCCGTGCCTGTGCCGATGGTAATATATACGGGCGCGGATATGGTGGTAGTGTCCGGTATGCTCTGCGCCACGACGATGCAATACTTCTCGCCGTTGGCGTATACTCCTGCGGGCAGATTGATGATAAGCCCAGTACCTGCCACAAATGTCACGGACTGGGATATAATCAGGCGGGGGCAAAGCTGGCATATGTTTTTACAAGCCATAATTTTCTCCTTTCATAATCAAGGGGCGGTCAAGCCGCCCCGATAGTCACGGCAATGCCGGATGGTATGTCATGCCTTAGCAGCAGCCGTTGCCGCAGCCGTTACCGCAAAACGGGGAGTTCCCCGCGTTATAGGTGTAGCCGTCGGGGTAGCGTACCACGCCCGTCAGCTGCTCGCGCACAAAGAGCTGGTTATTGGCCTGCTCAAGCTGGGCTATGCGCTGCTCAAGCTGCGCCTTTTCGAGCGCCGCGAATTTTGCGTCGATGTTGGCGTTAATAGCATCCATGCCACGCTGTACGGCGCAGCAGCAGTCCGCCATCTGGGACTGTATGCCGTTCGCGGACTGCATCACGGCCATATTCGTGCCGTTCTGCGCCAGCGCCATTTCCTTGCCCAGCTGGCCGATATTGCCCTGCATATCGTAGCCAAGGCTGCATATGCCGTTGCCGATGTTGGTCAAGCGGTCATTAAGCTGGGCAAAATGCTGGCCGAAAAGGATTTCCTGCTGCGTCGCTGCGGTCGCGTACTGGCCGTAGTCACCGTTGCCGCGATTGCCCCAGCCGCCAAAGCCGTTGCCCATCATGGCCAAAAGCACGATAAGAGCGAATATCCAGAATCCTCCGCCCATGCTGCCGCCAAGGCCGTCGTTTTTGTCCGTTACGGCGGCGATATCCGCCAAAGAGGGTACATTATCCATTGTCTTTTCTCCTTCATAATTTTATTTTTTTGGTATATAAATCGCGCGTGATTTATCGCAATTGAGACAGGATGCTTTCAGGGTCTATGCCGCGCTGCTGGCACAGACTATAAAACATCTGTCGGGGGTCACGCCCGCCGAGCATCCGCATTACCTGCTGCATTTGCGCGGGCATTCCCATCATGCTTTTCGCCTGGGCGATTAGCTGCGGGGATATTTGCGGGGTCTGCTGGCTTCCAGCCTTCATTGCTTGCAGTATGGGATTCATTTAATTTATCCTCCAATTTTGATATTCGTGCCGCGAGGTCGTTAATGTCCACAGGCGGCGCAGGCTGATACGGTGTGATGGTGTACGGGGTTAGTGTAGGATACCCCGCGCTGTCGGTACACTTGTGCCAGACTATGGGCGCGGTGGTATCCAGCAGCAAAATGCTGCTATTGGGCGCAAGGCTGTATGCCTTCGCCCCGCCCTCGCCATTGACTTGGGGGACTTGGGCGCGCACGGGCTGCTGATACTGTTGGGGCTGCTGATAGCCGCCAAAAAAGGGATTGGGATTCCACATTTTTTCTCGCCTCCTTATGCCTTATTTTCCCAAAAAATTAGCCCCGCGCTCAGGGCGCGGGGAGGGAATTTATAGGGCATTTAGCTGGCAAAAATATTTTTTCAAAAAATCTGCAAAAACCCCTTGACGTAGGTATATACCTATGGTATAATAAGTCATACGATAAAGCAAGGGCAACAAGCCCAGAGGGAGTTAAAAATGCTGAACGAGAAGATGATAAAGAAGCTTGAGGACGCGGGTTTTAAGCGCTGGACTAAGGGCGGCTATGACAGGCTTTACATTGACGCTACCGCCTGTGGTCTCGAGTATGACACTTACAAGTCGGGTAATATTTCCTCTGCCACTTTTAACGGCGAGAGCATCTCCAACGCTCGCGCGGGTCGCATGAAGGCCATGAAAATGTACGTTGATATAGCGACCGGCGAATTTCACGCCGAGCATGCTTACGGCACTAAGGGTGACACCGAAATAGCCGCCGCAGCCGAAGCCATCTATACCGCAATCGTCGAGGCCGCAGAGGCCGAAGAAGCTGAGCAAAAGGTTGAAGAAGCTGAGGAAATGACCGAAGAAGAAAGGCATAGTGCCCTGTATACCATAAAGGAAGGCACTGAGATGTACGAAGACTATGCCAAGCTGGGCGCGCAGTACCTCAAGGGCGCGATTAAGCACGGCTATGAGATAAATCCCGCCGAATACCATCCTTTTACCGCCGAGCAAAAAGAAAATTTTGCCTACTTGCAAGCAAGCTACCGCAAAATCGGTCTTGCCGAGCTGGTCGAGATGCTAAAAGACCCCTTCTACGCGCCCCGCGAGGACGAGATATTAGAAGCCATATGCCAGACCCTCGGCCTTATGGATAGGTGGGAAGATAAAGATTTTTGCTATGAGGATATCATTGAGGCCGCCGAAGCAAAGCTGAGCAGCAAGTAAAAAAGAAAAAAAGAAGCGCTTCTGCCATTATAGCACCATTGGGGTGCGCAAAAGTCAATAGGCAAAAATATTTTTTCAAGAAATCTGCAAAAACCCCTTGACGTAGGTATATACCTATGGTATAATAAAGCCACGATAAAGCAAGGGGCCAAAGCCCCGAAGGGAGTTAAAAATTATGAAGTACGATGTAAAATTTTCCTGCGGACACACTGCAACCGTAAGCCTGTTTGGCCCCAACAAAGACCGCGAGCGCAAAATCAGCTGGTATGAGACGCACGGCGAATGCCCTGAATGCTACAAGGCCCGCAAGCAGGCGGAGCGCGAGGCGATTGACGCACAGGCGGCGCAGGAAAGCAAGGAAAAACAGTGGCCCGAACTGAGCGGAACCCCAAAGCAGGTCGCATGGGCAAACGCAATCCGCAAGGAAAAGATAGATGAAATAATGGCCGTTGGCGCCAACGAAAACGGAATGCGCTGCATCGCATGGATTATACAGACCTATACCACGGCAAAATTTTGGATAGATAATCGTGACAGGTCATTGCGCGGCGAGTGGGGCCGCGAGGTAATCAACACTTATAATGCAACAAAATAAAAAAAGAAAAGGAGAACGCCATGAAATACGAAATGGGATACGCCTGCGGGCATACCACTACGGTGGATTGCACGATGGACGACCGCGACCACATGCGCGACTTGATAGGCCGCACATTCTGCCCCGATTGCTGGGGTAGGATGTGCGCAAGCGGAGATTTTGTACCGATGCGCATGAGCTGCGCAGAGCGCGATGCTGATTACTGGTCATGCAGAGCCAAGCCCGATAGCTACGACAGCGAGACCGACACCATAGTAGTCAATGTGCATAAGGATTTGCTGCGGGAAAAGGCCGAAATTGCCGCACTAAAAGTGTCAAGCGCGGCTATAGAGGGCATGAGCGAGGTGCGTGCGGCAGGGAAAGCATGGGACGACTATAAGGCCGCAATCAGGCATTGGCAATTTGTAGACCATTGTGGATGTGAAAAACCGGAAGAGCCCGTTGTGAAAATGGCAGAGATAGAATCTAAATATCCTCGAGCAGCTGCATTTTTTACTGCGGAAGAATTTACGCGGGGTGTCGATATAGATAAATGCGCCGCAGGGCGCAGGGCGATGGAAAAGATTTTGCGCAGCGAGGATTACGCCGAGGCTATCAAGGACATGGAAGCAGAGTGGGAGCCCTGGCCATCGTACAGCAAGCTTATGGAGTGGATGAAAAATGAAAAAAGAATTTGAGCGGCAAGCCCGCTACGACAAAAAAAGCACCAAGGGCATATACCTTAAGCTTAACATCGGCACAGATGGCGACATCCTCGCCCGTCTTGCCGATGTGCCCAGCACGCAAGGATACATCAAGGGTCTGATACGCGCCGACATAAAAAAACAAAAAATCAGCAAAAACCCCTTGACGTAGGTATATACCTATGGTATAATAGGTCATACGATAAAGCAAGGGCGACAAGCCCGAAGGGAGTTAAACATGAAGGTTTACAAAGCGATTGAAGGCACCGAGACTTATGAGCAGTATGGCGAAGATTTTATCCCCATGTGGCGGGTAGCGGAAAAAGACTTCCCCCGCAGCGAAGTCCGCGCAGCTACGGCGGATGAGCTTATAGCGGCCATAGACGATGATGCCGAGTGGGAGCCGAATCTTGTCGAGGCTCTGTGCTACGACCTGGGCATAGACTTTGACAGCTACGAGGATTGCGAATCCGCCTATGACGCGGCAGTAGCCAAGCACGCCGCCGAGACGCTGAGCCGCTAAGACGCAGAGGACAAGGGGCGGCGTTGCCGCCCTAAAGGAGAAAAAATGGGAAGCACAACGCAAAAACCGGATATACCGCCAGTAGATAGTACGGTAGCGGCCGTAGTGGATATGTGGGCGAGTGGGAGCAGCATGAAGGGAATTGTGCGCCAGCTCGGCTTAAGCTTGTCTAAAGTCCGGCGTATACTGGTAGATAATGGCTTGGTGGACACAGATGAATCTTTGCTGTACGCAGACGGATACACACCTGCCGAGATTGCCCAGATGATGGGCAAGACGAAAAATGCAGTACAAGGCCGAATCCCATACGAAAAGGGCATGTATAAAAGGGATAGCCCCACAACAAACGCCATGCGCATAAGGGCATGCAGGGTTCGCGCGGCTAAAAATATTGCCCCCAAAAAATAAAAAAAGCCCCCATCAGGGGGCATATTTTATAAGGGTTCTCTCCGCCGCCTTGTATCGGCGGCGGATTTGGTCATACTCTAACGGCGCATCGGTATACCGCGCCTGATACTCCGCTGTAAGCCTGTCATACGGCACGCCGTCAAGCAAATGCCGCGCCACAAGCCAGCGGTCGCGCTCACAGAAAATCCGCTGATATATTATCCCTTCCCACTCCGCACGGGATAGGGTCTGCAAAATGTTTTTGTCCACCACACAGGCCGGCTTCTCATCGGCCTATCACCTCCGACCTTTTTAGTGTCGCAGAGGGGCGGCGGCAAGCTTACTTCCGGTCGCGGGCTATGGCATCATATGCGCCATTGGCGGCAAGGGACACCACCACGGCATTTATCACGCACAGCGCACCCGCCTCAAGGGTCAGGCCGCCCGTAAAAAATGTGGCGGCGATAAGCACCACCAGCGCTATTATGTAGCTGGTCAGGCGCGTGGGTATTTTGTCGATAAAGCCCACGCCCTTTATGAGCTGGGTTACAAGGCTGGTAGCAAGGGTCGCCCCCGCGTAAGTCAAAAGCACCGCCCAAGTAAAAAATTCGTTAGTCATTTTTATCTCCTTTCAATTATGTGCTGTAAAAGCTCTGCACGTGCATTTTTCAGCCCGTCAATTCCGTTCCCGTCTATCTCGTGATTTATCAGTGCCACAAGGCCGGTTATAATGGCCTGATTTGTGACTTCCTGCTGCTCAAATTTTGTGTTGATTTCCTCAAACCGCTTCAAATCGTTTGAATCATGCTCAAGCACCTTCTCCAGCTTCTCCCGCATAGATAATGCGGGGGCTATGATTTCCCTTATCGCCTTTATGCCTTGCGCGATAAGGACAATCGCCCCCAGTATTGATGCGCACCATCCCCACCATTCCACGGGCTATACCTCCGTATGCGCCGTTGCAAAGGCCTTTACAGCTGTCATTGTGGCCTTGCCACAGATTCCATCGACCTTGCCGCAATCGTAGCCACAGACGTTCAATGCGGTCTGTATAAGCTTCACGTTTTCGCCGCGCATCATGGGCGAGGTCAGTCTAAAGACGGTGGGAGCGGTATCCTCGGCCAGCGCGGGGTGTCTGCCCTGATGTGTCCAGCCGCCGTAAGACTGGTAGCGCATCACTACGCCAGCGTCACGGCCTTGTGCCTCTATCACCATGCCGTTGCCGACGTATACGCCAACATGCCCCATTTTGCCCTTGGCGAAGCTGTACCTAAATACAAGGTCGCCAGGCTGCATCTGCCACGCGGCAAGCTTGCCCTTTTGGGTACATTGTCTGTACAGTCCTGCGGCACTTGTGTCGCCGTCAATCAGCCCTTTTATGTCGCGCAGCCAATGAATTATAAGGCCGCTGCAATCATAAGCATACAGCGGCGTTTTGGGGGCATTTTTGATGTATGCAAGGGCGCGTTCGGCATTTGCCCGGGAGGTTTCCTTGCGCCGCACCCATTTTTCGAGGTCGGCGCGGTTGTCTACCCTTTCGCCCTGTGCGCCCCAGACGTAAGCGTCCCCGATGTGGCTTTCAAGGTAAGCCAAAAATTCCTTCACCTTTTCGCCCATACTCTTATTCCCAGGGCCAGCGCGGCAAGAATCATTATATAGCCTATATACACGGGCGCGGAGCCGGTCTGCGGCAAGTCGGGTGTGCGCACTACCACGCCATCAGCACCCCAAACCGCCGTGGCCTCGGCTTTGATGTGCTGCCCGAGATTTGCCACAAGCGCAGCATCGTCCATGTATATCTTGCCCGCGTAGATATCGTCCAGCGTCATGCTCAGCGCATTCAACTCGCGGGTCAGGTCGGCAAGGCCGCCCGCTATGGACACGTCTACCGCCACGCCATTGCGGCGGGTGAATGTCAAACTGCCTATGGTCACGGTATCCCCGCTTATGGTCACGGGCTTGCCGTCATAGGTCAGCTCCGCCAATGGGGTAGTATACTTGTATACAGCCCGCACGGCGGGGTATGCGCCTGTGACTATCGCGGCGACTACATCGCCATCAAGATACAGCACGTCCATATCCGTAAGATTGATGGTGCCCTGCACGGGATTGCCTTCGGCATCTGCAAATTTTGCCGTAAAGTACACCACCGTGCCGACTGTAGCAGCCTTGCCCGGTGCAGGGGTATAGGCCGCGCCGCTTGTGGTCGCCACCTTGTCCAGCTTAGTGACGGTCACGGTGTAAGTCGGGGGCGGATTATCCGCGCGTCCCCAGCCCATAGCCATTGCGCCCGTGCATACGCACAGCAGCACAACGGCAAGCAACATTGCAAAGTATCTTTTCATTATTTTAGCCCTCCTTTGGCTTTATAATCTCTTTGACAGTCTCCAAAAAGGCCGCCAGCTTTGATACGCTCGGCAGCCCCGTCATACCATCTACCGCCTCGCGGATACGGTCAAGCTTGGCTTGCAGCTCGTCCCGCTCCATGCGGTCAGCCTTTATCCTGCGATTGTAAGCAAGGATTTTATTACGCAGTTCGTCCGTCATTCCGTTGCTCCCGATAATAGCATATTTAACGCTTCCTCAAGCACCGTAATCCTTTCTTCCGCCGTGGGTTCGGGAGTAGGCTGTTCCGCCGCAAGCGCTTCAAGCTCTGCTATTTCTTCCGCGGTCATATTGCGGTATATACCGTTTTCGCAAATTTTCATTGTTTTAATACCCCCATACTTTTAATGTTGTACCCACCGGGAATTGCTGAGCTGTGTCATTTTCAACCACCATAATCGCAAAAGTATTTGCTTCTATATATGTAGCATTCTTCACGCCAACTGCAACAGATTCGTTTTGGTTATACCCACTAAACGAACCAAATGCTTCGTCTCCTTTGTTTGCGTAATATGATAATCTCCAATATCCACTGCCAATGCTGTCCGCCGATACAGTTAATTGTGATGTCTTTGATTTATCCGGTATATTCACAGAGATATAGTAAAACAAATTCGTTGCGCCGATTTTGACAGTAATATATCTATTGACTGTTTCCGCCCCTGTTGCCGGACACCAGATTTTAGATACTACGTGTTTAACACTTTTAGGCAGTGTAAAAGATATTTCTTTGACAATTTCCGTTGTAGTTTGTTCTGCCAGCAGCGTCCAGCCTTCGCCTCCCCCACTCGGCATATCCACCGCCTCCCATTCGGTCGGCTTGCCGTCCTGCACGGTCTTGACCTTGATTATCTGGCCGGGGGTAGCGGCGGTCAGGCCGAGGGATATAGCCGTATCAGCCTTGGCAAGGCTTGTCTGCACATCTTCCGCAAGGTCGGATTTGGGTATGCCGGATGCGGGTTTGGTGTACGCCCCAATATTCGTCCTGGCTTGCTTCTGCTGTTCGGTCGTCAGGGTTTGCGGGGTGTAAGTCACGGCATCGGCGGCGCCGCCGCCCGCTGCCGCCTCGTTTATCGCCGCCACAAGGCTACTCTTGTCCTCGGTAGTCAGGTCGGCAAGATTGCCCATGTCTGCGCGGAGCTGCTCCTCCGCCGTCGGTGGGATTACGGGGAAGGGGTTGCCCTCCGTGCCGCCTGTCGGGGCTACGCTGATATGCGCAATGTTTGTGGTAATACGCGGTATCACTTCACCGTCCCGCGCCGAGTTGCCCACAAGCCATACGCACCAGTCGCCCGCCGAAAGGTTAAGCTGCTGCTTGGCGGTTATCTCCCCGTCTGTCACGGTCACTTCATGCACCGTGCAGCCCTGCCTAAACATGGCCTTAATCTCGCGCCCCGTCCAGTCCTCCGTTTCACACACCACCTTTGCGGTAAGGTACTGCACGGATTCAGCGGCAAGGGGGAGATATTCGGCGGTCAGAGATTGGTGGTTGGCGGTTAGGGTGATGTTGTAGGTCATGTGTCCTCCTTATCCGTTGGTCAGCTTGGTGCGCGTGCCCGTGCCGACCTGATACCACAGGGCGTTGTTGTATTGCGCCCATAGCTGTATATCCTTCGTCTTATCATTGGGGGCAAAGGCGTTTTTCAGCTTGGCTGTCCGCAGCGACGTTATACTTATGCTGATATTCGCGCTGCCGTCAAAGTCAGCTGTACCTTCCACGTCGCCAGTCAGTCGGATTTGTCGGGCAGTACTAAGCTTATTCGCGCTGCCTGCGGTGCTTGCCGTCCCTGCGTTGATTGCCTTTATCGGCCGGCCTACCACATATTCAACAACATATGTGCCGTTATCCTCCAAAATTCGCACGCGGTCGCCCGCGTTAAAAACAACGCCGCTGTTAACCTTATAATGCTTTTGGGATTCGCTGCCGTCGTCAAATGCCAGCGTCACCCCGTCGTCATACACGGCCTTTATGGTAGCAAAATTCATTCCGTTATTCTCCTTGCTTTGTGCCGCATCTTGCCGCCCGCACGCAGTTCCATGCTCCACGCGGTCTCTTGGTAGATCTCATTTATGCCAAGCACCTCGTGCTCAAATTGGTACACGTCTTTATAGCCGTGCATCGGCATAAGGCCCGTGGCAAAGTCTATGCCGTGCAAATCCGCCTCGGCTTCGATGGCACGGCGGCGCACATACGCATCAAGCTCCGCCTGTGTGCTTATGTCGCGCAGTTCGATTACTTCCGTCACCACTTGCCTGTTTTTGGTGCTTAGTGGCGACTGCGGGTCGGCGTTTTCGTACACCGCGCGCATGGGCGCGACTTCGGGGGACGATACATAGGCGATAAATCTGTTTGGCGTGTCAAAGTAGTCTACGGCCTCCTTGGCCTCGCCCATTATCACGCTGTCCTGCTTGGTGCTGTACTTGTACGCAATATCGCCCAGTTCAATGTCTCTTTGCTTGCGTGCAATAAAAATTCCGTTTGCGTCAGGGTGTATGGGTGTGTAGTTTATCGCCGCCAAAAGCTCGTTGATTATGTCCAGCCTATATGCTCCCGGGGCATACTCAACCGCCTCGGCAATAGTGTCCTCCGCGCCTTCGACGTTTGCGCGGGTTATGCCCGCGCCGTACAGCACGTTAAGCACTATGTCTGTATAGCGCGTCCCTGCCGGATAGTATAGCCGCGCGGATATGCCGTCCGTCTTTAGCAGCTGGTTAAGGTCGTATGCTTCCACCGTGCGCGATACCGTCTTTGCTTTCGCCACGCGTTCCGGCGACGACAGCACAAATACCCCCAGCGGCCATTCCGCCCACGTATCACCCATGCGCAGCCCAAAGACGGGGCGGACACGCGCGCTGAGATAGTCTATCTCTTCGTCGCGCATTTCAAATGCGGCAGTACGCATTATCGCACTGCCGCTGTCAAAGGTTATAATGCCGCTGGATACGGTCGTTATATCGCGCTTATATTGTAAGTCACGCCCCAGCAATTCATAGCGCACGCGGATTTGCCGCGTGGGTGCTACAAGCGCCGCCTGTATCTCTGCATCCGTATATCCTGCCCGTGCAAACTGCATCATACTACCTCGCTATATTCGACTTCGTTTATGACAAACGACAGATTATATATCATGCCGTAGTAGTCCGCGGGCTGGTCGGACGGGCTTATGCACACGCCGTACATTTTCATTCGCGCATTTCGGTACAGCACTGTCTTGCGCTGCTGTATCACCTTTTCAATCGCTTTGTATGCGTCCTTGTCATTTGTGGCAAAGGATACCGTCACAGACCTCTGAGCAAGCTGCCCAAACTCCGCCACGGGCTTTTCGCGGCCCGCGTACTCCATCATGCTAACATCGTAGTCGGTATGGTATCTGTCCTGCACGTTGTAGCGCACCTCAAATGGGTGCGCGGGGTCGTCCACGGGCGTAAGCCACCCCGTTGTCAACTCGAATACCGTTTGCTGCTGTGCGGCCTTGCTTTCGCCGCTGTCACTTACGGCTATAACCTTATATCGCACTTCGCCATCCATCACAGACCAGTCCTTATATTTTTTTGTCGTGGTGCTGCCGATGCGGATAAAATCCGCGTCGCCGGGGGCAAAGCGGTATATATCGTACCGCAGTATCCCCGTCTGATTATGGCTTATCACTATGTCGATGCTATCTTTTTTTTTTGAAAGCACAAAGCTTGGCGTTGTCGGGATTATGTAATTTGCCGTTATGGTATCCTCTGCCCATGCGCTGTAATGCGCCGCCTCGTCCCGCGCAGATACGCGCACGGTGTACTGCTCGCCGTTTTCAAGCGCGACAGGAATGTCATAAAATTGGTCGCTGCTCTCGGCGGTGATGTCCACTATGTAGGTCGCGCCCTTTAGGATTTGCACTTTGTACGCGCTTTGTGCAAATGTCGTCGTCCATATCAAGCGCGGCTTTGCCGATGTGAAAACGCTTGTCACTATACTTGGCGCGGTTGGTGCCGTACCGTAGTATGCATATGCTTGGTCGCTGTAATCGCTGGGCGCGTCGTCTGTGTCTATGGTCTGCACGCGCCAGTAAAAATTACCGCTGGGGATTTTGGCAATCGGTACATCGGCATATTGACTGGTGCTTGTCGCGGTGATTGTCTCCCACGTCAGGCCGTCACCCGATATTTGCAGATTGTAGCCCTTTTGCGGCAGATTGCTCTGCGGGCTGGGGTTATGCGCCCAGCTGAAGCGCACCACGCCGCCGCTTGGCGCGACCGCCTCGCCCAGCACAGGGCTTTTTACGGTCGGGATTTGCGGGCAGTCGGCAATTACCGTTTCTATGTAGCTGCGGTTTGATAGCTCCTGATCGGTATAATTCGTCCAAAAATGCGAATAGAAGTCATAATAATACAGGCCATCGGCCGTATACTTATATGCTATTTTTGCCGGTATCCTATTATCTATCGGGTTAGATGTTGGGGTATATGCCGACATCTGCGCAAGATATATACTGCCATCGCTCGGCATGTCATATCCTTGCGGCAGATCAAGTGTTATCCAATCTCCGCTTGCCACCGTGTCCGGTAAATCATCATAGCTTTTTACGATGTTTGCGTATCCCGCAGTATACTGCATACACGCAAACCCGCGTACCGGAATCGCAGGTGTCGGGTTGATATACACGTTCTCAGGATCGCTTGTTGTATCTTGTACTGTATAGCCGTCTGGTGGGGTCGTGCTTCTGCTGCGTTTCTGCCAATACCTTTCGTTAGATGTGCCAACGTGTAGCTTTATGGCGTGGGATATTGCCTTCTTCCCCGCGGTTACAATCAGTCCGCTATAATCAAGCCTTGTTATCCCCTTTACATACTTCTGGCATTGTTCGGCAGAGCCGTCTACCCGGATTATGTTGTCTAACCCTGTGCCGCCCGTAAAATATGTCTTTATAGTTGTTTTTGCCATTATTTCGCCCTTTCTGCCTGCCTCGCGCGTTTGAATGTTGCTGTCATTGCCGCCACGGTTTCCATGTCGCGCGATTGCACGGTCAAATAATAATTATTCGTGCTGCCCATTCTGCGGCTGTCCTCCGCGCTGTATACCCTGCTCCCCTGCGGCAAGGATACCAGCTCCGGCCCGCGTTCGCCGACCCACGTCAGCCCGCCGGGCCAGTAGTCCGTGCCGTCCGCGTTGCGGCCTATGTTTTTGCCAAAGCCGCCGCTCCACGCGCGGGCACTCGCCCCCTCGTTGCTAAAAACCTTGGCAATATTTTCGCCGTAGCGCGTAAGGTTGCTGTCGTCAAAGCCCTTGCCGCTGATAAGGTTAAATAGCTGCTTAAAAAGCTCTATCACTATGGCAATGGTGTTGGCCACTATGGTCAGCGCGTCAGCCAGCACGCCCAGCGCAAGCGCAAGGGTTTGCAGCACAGGCACGCCATCCTCCGCCGTGCCGAAAAGGACATCAAAAAGCGGTTCGAGCGCGGATACCACGTCAAGCAGCGCGCCGAAAACCTCCAAAATGCCTGAGCCCTCGGCGGCTTCTTGCAGCCGCACGAAAAGGTCAGTCCCTTTTTTCATTAGATTTTCGACTGCCGGAGCCATGCCGACGGCAATCTGATTCTTGAGGGCTTCACCTGAGCGGTTCATACGCTGTAGCTGGTCGTCAACCGCGCCTAAAGCATCTAATGCCTCTTCGCCCATTACATAGCCTACATCGTGCGCTTCTTGGGTAAGCTCGCGCAAGCCGTCGCTACCGGCTTTTATTAATGGGTTTAGGTCGCGTGCGGAACGCCCGAAGATGGTCATTGCTATCGCGTCGCGTTCCGTTTCATTGCTTATAGCCCCAAGCGCGTCTATTGCATCGCCAAAGACATCTTGTGCATCGCGCAGCGTGCCGTCCGCATTTTGCACGCTAATGCCCAGCTTGTCAAAGGCTTCCGCTTGCTCTTTGCTGCCGCGCCGTGCCGCGTCCATGCTCCTTATCATTTTTGTTTGGCTTGATGTGAGCGTATCCAGCGATACGTCCACAAGATCGGCGGCATACTGATATTCTTGTAGCGCTTCGGTCGATAGCCCCGTCACCGCGGATTGCGTAAGTATTTCGTCCGCGTATGCCGCTGATTCTATAGTCAGGCTTATAAGCGCTTTTTCGGCTTCTATAACTGCCGCGGCCACTGCAGCAAAGCTCCCCGCAAGCACAAGTGTCTGCGCATCAAGGTTAAGCATCCCGTTAAGGGTGTTGGTCATTTCCTTTGGCAGACTTATGCCAAACTTCCCGCCGATATCGTTCAGCGCGTCGCCAAGTCCCTGCGCTTTGTCTGCCGCGTCGTCCTCGCCCTCGCCAAAGTCGTCCAGCGCCTTCGTATTTTCGTCAAGCGCGTGCTGTTGCTTTAGCAACGCAGTCTCTGTTTCTACTACGGCCTTGCGCATACGCTGCGTGCGGCCGTCGCTTTCGCCATAAGCCTGTGACAGCTCTGACAGCCGCTTTTTTTGCAAATCCAGTTTGTCGCTAAGGGATAGGACTATCTGGTCGAGGTTTTCATTGGTCGCGGTCAGGGCCTCAAGGCTATCTTCGTTGCCCTTAAATTGCTCTTGTAGTTTTTTGCTTTCGGCATTAAGTATGCCCAAGCCGCTATTTATGTCTTTAAGCGCTTGCCTATACTCTTTTTCGCCTTCTGCGACAAATCGTGTTCTGATATTCGGCATCGCTTTATACTCCTAAGTATTCTGCAAGGCTTACGGGCTTTTCAGCCTCTTTCGCCTTGCCTATCCCTTTATACGCTGTCAGAATTTTTGCTATGCGGTATGGCGTTGCAGTCGCCCAAAAATCACGCTCGGGCAGCCGTAACGCCATCACCCACACAGCAAGATACCATGCAAAATTCAGCGGTTCGCCGCTGTCTCCGTTTTTTTTTCTGTGTCCTCGCCGCCCGCGCTTTTCAGTGCCTCAGTCACAAGGGGCAGCACAACGCCGCTTATATAGCCCAGTTCACTTATGGGGATTTCGCGGCCTACCTCGCGGACGGTCAAGTCGCCGTCCGTAGCGTCATTTATCATCGCCGTCAAAAATGTCAGCGTCGCCCGTATGGTGTTGCCCTTAAACGCACGGGATATGTCGCCGCCGTAGGCTTCCTGCACGTCCGCCAAGACATTCATATTGCAGCACAACTTTATTTTTTCTCCGTGCCACTCAAACGGCGCGGTTTTAAGCCTAATATCGTCCATGCGGCCTCCTTACGCGCTCGCGCCAAAGCAAGCATTTATCCATGCTATAGCCCCAGCGGCATCGTCAAGCACGGCCACCTCCATTATGTCTTGTGTGTCCGCGTCGCTCGGCAAAAATTCGCCCGACGTTGTCGGGGTCTGAAATTGTATGTTCTCGCCCTTAGTCTGCAAATTCATCGCGGGCTGGCCGAAAAGCACCTTATGCACAAAGCAAGCCGTTACCTTGTTCGAGCCGTCCCGCATATCGGGCGCATAAAAGCCAAGGCCGACATACTTGGGTGTATCCTTCGCCGTGGTCAAAAGGCTTTTGGTCGCCGCGGTGGATATGGTGCGGGATTTTTCGGTTACGCCGAACATTAGCTTCTGGGCATCGTCGGGTATGTACTTCACGCCCGCGGATATCGTGCCGCCCGTCACCTGTTTCATATATTCGGCAAGCTTACCCTCTGCATATAATCTGCCCTCGGCGGACGTAAGATTAAGCTGCACGGTCATAGCGTCGCCCATGCTTGTGGGGGTGTCGTATGTCACCGTACCGCTTGCGTTTTTGTACTCGGCCACTTTCAGGCCGCGCAAGTCAAAAGTAGGCATTTAATTTAGTCCTTTCTCCTTCAAAAAAAGGTCGGTTTTTTGATTTACAAGTTCTTCGTATTCTTTGCGGGCTTGTTCTTCCGCTTCCGTCCAAAAGCGTGTACCGGTGTAGTGTGATCGGCCATAATTCAGGACAAAGGCAATCTGGGCATTGGTAGTGCCCGTCTTTCGTTTCCCCGCCGCTACCACATCTACATACTTTCGCCCCTCTTTGTCTTTGGCTTTTTGGATTTTTATCGACCGCAGTAAGATGCCCGACCCTGGGCGGATGTGCCCATGGCGCAGTATGCTTCGTTCTACTTTTTCTTTTGCAATTTCTCCGCCTGCCGCGAGTAAATCGTCCACAAAGTCCGCTATGCCGTCCTCGGTCGTGTGCAAGGCGTTTTGTATGGCGTCTATGCCGTCCACATACATCTTAGCCATATATACCGCCTATATGCGTCGCCGTCATTGGGATATGATATAGCCCCGTATCCGGCTCGTAGTCCTCGGCGTTCACGGTGCAAGTCCATCCCGCCGCCTGCAAAAGTCGCTTGATTTCAAGCAGCTTCGCCTCAAACGGCACGGTCTTGGTGTAGTAGTCTACCGCATACAGTACGGACGTTTCAGCTTCGATTCCTTCGGCGTACAACGTTGTCGATTGGGTGATAAGCTGATAGGTCACGTACTCGGCTGCGTCGCCCATGTAGGGCGGGTGACATACGGTGTATTTGTTTCGCAGTATTTCCGCAATCGTCATGCCGTCACCACCCTTTGTACTTTGATTTCCAAAAATTCGCAGCGGTCGTTGACGTTGTTGATGCTTATCACCTCATACGGATCCGTGTCTCTCTCCCGCCATATGCGGCTTTTGACCGTCACCAGCGGCGAATAGCGCATAGTTATCGTTGCGGGTTCGCGTAAGTGCAGCTCAGCGGCCTGGTATATCTCCGCGCCGTGCGCGTTAACCCACTTGCACCACACAGGCCGCGTAAATGCGTTCACAAATTCTTCTCGGCTGAAGCCGTCCCTTATGGTATATACGGGATTTTTTATGGTGATTTTTGTTCGCAGCTCACCCGCGTTTGCGCGTGCCGCCATCAAAACCACCAGCCTTTGTATTGCCGCAGCATGGCCTGCGCCGCCGTGTCAACTTCGCTTGTATTTGCGGTTGTGACGGCCTCGCGGTTGGCGTACCAATGCCCAATCAGCAGCAGCATTGCCTGCCGTACCATAAACGGCACATACCCGCCCGCCGTGTATGTAATAGTAGCATTGGGTTCGTTGACTGTCACCGTTCCGCGCCGCAAGTCCGCCGTATACTCCACGGCCTTGCCGTCTACCGTCACGCTGTCAATACTTTTTACCGGGCAACGCGGCAGTTCGGTTGTTCCTGCCGCGTCCGTCAATGCGGTTATTTTCTGCGGCGCAAACGCGCGGCCCGTATAGTTTTCGCAGTATTCCCGCGCCGCAGCGATAAGCGGCAAAATTATCAGCATATCCTCGCTGTTATCGTCGGGGTTAATGCGTAGATGCATCTTTGCCGCGTCGAGCGTTACAGCCTCGTTTATTATTGTTTGCGTCAAAATTTGTGCCGCCATATCTAACCTCCGTTCTTGCGCGGGGCAAAACGCCCCGCGTGTTCATCTTATGAGCCCTTAATTTTAAGGCGGGCAAACGCTTCGCCTACCACGGGCGCGCCGTCGCCAAAGTACTCGACCAGATAACCAATTGAGTTATTCGGCGCATACAGCTCGTTGAGCACCTGTATGTACAGGCCGTCGCCGTCGCAAATCATATAACCCGTCCTAAAGTCACCGTATACCGCGGCGTACTTGCCCGCCGTGTAGGTATTGGGCGCGTATTCGCTCATGTACACAGGTGCTCCGAGCAGCCTGTCGGGCTGTCCCATCTGTACGGACGGCTGCCATATATACTGGCCGTCGCTGCCCTTGAGTTTGGCCAGTGTCTTGCACAGGTCGCGGTGCATCACCCAGGACGCATTGCGCGTATACTGCCCCTTAACCGCGTACTTGGTTTCGATCATATCATCTGCGGTTATTGCAGCCGCGGCACTTGTAATGTCGCGGGCTTCGGGTACTCCGTTCGCGCTTGCAACAAAAACGCCGAGCGGGCCGTTAGTGCCCGCGCCGTTCATGTAGGCATTCTCCTGCGCGGCTTCAACCTTATATAGTATCCTGTCAAGCACCGTCTGGTCGGGCGAGGGCGCGTGCCGCATAAGGGTTCGGGATATCTTTATCAGCTTCGCAAGGCGCTGAGGCTTAAACTCCCTGCGGCCAAAGGAAATAGCCGCTTCTTCGGGCGCTGCCGCAATTTCGGTTGTCCATTCGATATCGGACGCATCGGCGGTGAGCGTCGGGTAACCAAGGCTCTGCGCATTGCCGATCGGGCCGACGACATCACAGATTTGGCGCATAAACATATCGTCTTTCAGGCCGGCTATCAGCCTGTTCACAAACTCAACGGGGGCGGTCAGATAACCCGCGTTTGCATTCGTGCCAAGGGTCTGCGTGGTGTTGCGATACGCGGTTATGTCGCCCTGATCGCCCCGCAAGGCGCGGCCAAACATTTCACCCACTTTGCTCTTTGCATTATCCTGCTGCTTTTCGACGATTTCTCCGGCAGCCCGCTCGCGCTCAAGCTGCTTCTGTTCGCGGGTTATGCTCGCGTTAAGCTTGTCAAATTCTTTTTCAAGCTTGTCATACGTTGCCTTATCGTCCGCGTTCATTTCCTCCGCGTCATTGCGGTTCATTACCTCGCGCAGTTGGGCGGTTATCTTCGCCCTTTCCTGCATCATCTCGTAAATTTCTTTTGCCATTTCATACCTCCAAAATTTTTAATCTCATGGCCTTAAATCTTTCGCGCTGTTCCGCCAGCGCTGCGTTTGTTGTATCTGTTGTGGGCTGGATTTCTCCCCCATTATCAGGCTCATTTATATCAGGCGCGTGCTTATAGCGGGCAAAATACTTGCCCGCGTTTGCGCACGCCGCTATTTTTTTATTCTCTATCAGCTCATCCGCAAAGCCCGCCTCCTTCGCTTCCTTGCCGCTCATCCACGTCTCCGCGCTCATCATGGCCGCTATTTCGTCCTTGTCCTTGCCCGTGCGGGCGGCGTATATGTCCGCAATCTGCCCGTTAAGGCGCTCAAGCTCATCGGCGGTTTTCCGCAAATCCTCTGCGCCGCCGCCTGTGTATGTCCATGCGTTATGTATCATCAGCGTGGCGTTTTCGGGCATTTTTATGATGTCGCCCGCCATTGCTATGACGGATGCAGCGGAGGCCGCAAGGCCGTCTATGTGGACGGTCTTTTCCGCCTTGTGTCGCCGTAAAATGTTGTAAATGCTGAATCCTGCAAAAATATCGCCGCCGGGACTGTTTATGTAGACATTAAGCGCGGATATATCCCCAAGCGCCGCAAGGTCTTTCTGAAATTGCGCGTGGGTTACTTCGTCGCCCCACCATGGCACATCGCTTATTTCGCCATATAAAAAAAGCTCTCCGGCATTGCCGAGGGCTTTGAACTCCCAGAATTTATGCACCTTTTGTATCTCCTTTCGCCTGTGCGCTCTTCGGCGCGTTTAATTTTGCATTTTCCAGCGGCAGCATATTGCCGTTGATAAAGTATATCCGCCCCAGCCCGTCAGGCAGCGGGTTCATGTCCTCAAGCTCGCGTATATCGTCCGCGCTCATTATGCCGTTCTGCCGCATCGAGTTATAATAGCTCGTCCGTGACGCGGTATCGCCGCGCAAAAGGCCGTTTGTGTTAAATTTGTAGTAATATTCGCGCTGTTCTGCCGTTGTCAGCAAGTCGCGGTAAAGCGCTTGCTCTATGCGCACGGATAGCGGGTTTATGCAATCGCGCACAAATTCCGCGCTTTGCTGCTCGATATTGCTAAATGTGGCCTTCTCCAAGTCCATGCACATATGCGGCGGCACGCCAAATATCCTGCATATTTCCGTCACCGCCCACTTGCGGCTGTCAAGCAGCTGCGTTTTCTGCATGTCCCTGTCCCACGGCTGTGCCGTGGAGCCGTTCTCTAAAAACATCCACTTCCCCGCATTCTCCACGCCCGCATAGTTGGCCTTAAAGTCCTCCTTGAAGCGTTCGTATGCGCTATCGGATAATTCGCCGGGGTACGTTATATACCCGCCCGGTGACGTGCCGCTGAATCCTCGCTGTGCATACTTTGTCATGCTGTCGTTCAGGCCAAGCACCCCCGCCGCTATGTCCATCGGGTCTTCCGGCGTTCGGCTTGCAAATCTAAACCCCGGTATAAACACAAAATCGCCATCCCTCAGCGTTTCGGTTATGCCGTCCGCCGTGGCGTATATGTACTGCTCGCCGTTGCGGCTGTTGGTGTAGACTTGTGAGCAGTTCGCCGTGGGCAGATTTTTAAGCGCCGTTATTACTCCGCTGCGGTTGCGCACTATGCGCAGATATCCGCCGCGCGTCAGCAGTATGTTTGCCACAAGCATCTGCATCATTTCATACGCCGTCGTGGTCGGGTTTGGCAGTATATTTGTAATCTTGTATAACGGATGTTCTTTGGCCTTCTGCTTGCCGTCGTTGCGGTCGCGGTACATATGCAGCGGCAGCGCCGCCATTGTTTTACTTATCAGGTCAACGCATCGGAAAACTGCCGCAACCTGTAATGCCGTATCCGCGCTTATGGAGCACCCGTTGCCCATAAGGTAATCCTGCCATGCCGTATCGCTGGATACAGGCGGCAGTTTTTCTACACCTGCCGCGCGTATCTCAATTATTTTGCCAAATAGCTTGATTTTTTTCATTCCCACCTCATATTACGCGCAAGCCGCGCTGTTCATATATGCTTCGTTTGGGTTCCAGTTTGACCGCCGCCGCCATTGCGTCTATAAGTGCGCACATGGGGTCAATTCGCTCGATGCTTTTGTTCTTCATCGGCTTTATGTTCTCATTGCCGTCCTGCGCTACCACAACGTTGCCAAATGTCCACCGCCCGCACGGGTTATGCTCGTGCGTTATCTCGCCGTCCAGCATCAGGCGCTCCAGCTCCTTCATGGCGGGGGACATTCCCGCCATTGTCTGGGGTATGGTTATAACCTTTTGCTGTGCTACTTCCTGCTGCATCAGCGGGCGCAAGGAATCAATTCGCCATTGGTCGGCGGCAATATACTTTACATTGTAGTCCAGCATCAGCTTATCAAGATAATTTGCTATGTATGCATAATCGACGCAATTACCGGGCGTTGCGTGCATATGCTCCGCTTTAACCCATCTGCCAAATGGTACATGGTCACGCTGTTCGCGCTCGCGCATATTGTCCTCCGGTATCCACGCATCCACAAAAAACCGCCATTCCGTCTGCTCCGGTAACGGCGGGAAAAGCACCGCCACGCCCGTAAGGTCGGTTGTGCTTGATAGGTCGATACCTACATAGCACTCGCGCCCCAGCATATCGGATTTGTGCCACTCGCCCTCGGTATCATCCCACAGCGTAATCGGCATCCACCCTGTGCGTTTCAGCGATATCCATTGATTCAACCGCAGCCAGCGGAAAAGCTTCTCAGCCGCAGGGCTGTTCCGCGCCTTTAATGCTTCGCTGCGGACATTCTCTATTTTTATCGACACGCCGAGCGACGGATTAGCCAAATACCAATTAGCTTCGTCATATATATCTGCCGTTTCAGGCACGGTATATATCTTGGCATAAAATGTCGGGTCTACAAGTTCGCCGCTTATAATTTTTGTGGCTATGTCGTGCTGCTCCCAGCCCACGCTCTTGCGGTCAGGGTCGTCGCCCGCCGTAGTGATACACCAGATAAGCTGTTCGTCTCGCGCCGCGCCCGTGCCGAAGGTCAGCACGTCCCACAAGTCGCGCTTAGGGTGTGCGTGCAGCTCGTCAATTATTACCACAGATGGGTTAAGGCCGTGCTTTGTAGCCGCCTCCGCCGAAAGCACTTTGAAGCGCGTATGTGTGCGGAGATTTAGCATCTCTTTCGTGCTGTCCTTGATTTTTATAATCTTTGATAACACCTTGCTCTGCTCCACCATGCTCTTTGCCGCGTTAAACGCTATGGACGCTTGATTGCGGTCGGCTGCGCCGCAATATATTTCGCCGCCCGCCGCATCCATCACAAGATGGTAAAGACTGAGCGCGGCTATAAGCTCGGTTTTGCCGTTCTTCTTGGCTATCTCCAAATACCCCGTCCGGTATTGGCGCTTCCCGTCCTCATTCACCGTGCCGTATACGGCATTTATAACGTCAATTTCCCACGGCAGCAGCACAAAAGGTTTCCCGTAAAAATCACCCGTATGCTTTAACGCCTGCACAAATTCTATAACCGCAAGCGCTTTTTTTGTGTCAACCACCGTACTTGTTCAGGTAGGCCGCCATTGGGTCGCTTTCTGCTTCCTTCTTGGCGGCCGCAACTCCCATTCTCGCGCGGCCTACCGGGGACAGGCACAACTGCTCCGCGTATTTCGCTATGTTCTGTCCCTCACGCCGCATTATAGTAATATACGGGTTTTCTGCGGGTCTGCCGTCCGCATTCATATAGACCAGCGGGCGGTTCTGGTATTCCTCTTGCGCCCTGCGGTATATTGCTACGCTTTCGCAGTACGCCATAAGGGTCGATATGTCCAAGTCATTGATTATCTTCGCGTCAAGCTGGCGATACAGCTTAACTATGCGCTTCCACTCTTTTTTCGCCTCGCTTGATATGGTTTTGGGCGGCGTCAACTTATCGGTACAGCCTTCCGGTTCGCCGTTCTGTCGCCCGTCAAGCGTTTCTTTTGTGTGCCTTGCCTTGGCGTTGTCCACCAGTTTCAGCGGGGTTGGTTTTCTCCCGGTCGGCATACTGTTCTCCTTTCCGCGTTATTTGTGCCTATAGTACTCCTCTCGCTCGCGCAGCAGTCTTTTCAGATACTTCTGCGCGTCCCTGCGTGCACAGCCCGTGCTTTTGTCAATCCGTGCGCGGGCTTCTGCTATCTTTGCGTTATGTTCAGCTAATGCGCTTGGCTTTTTCACCTGTCAGCTTCTCCCATCTGTGTATAATAACATCGCAATATTTAGGGTCAAGCTCCATGACATATGCATTTCGCCCGTTCTGTTCGCAGGCTATTAACGTTGTGCCGCTACCGCCGAACAGGTCAAGCACGCAATCTCCGCCTTTAGTATTATTCTTGATTTGATAGTCAAACAGTTTGACAGGCTTCATAGTCGGGTGCTCCTTATTCTTTAACGGCCTATCAAAAGTAAGAATCGTTGTCTGCTTTCTATCGCTTGCCCACAAATGCCCAGCGCCGTCTTTCCATCCATATAGGCACGGTTCGTGCTTCCACTGGTAATCTTGACGCCCTAAAACCATGGTATTTTTACACCATATAAGGCACTGCCTGACCGTAAATCCAGCGGCCGAGCACGCTGCGCGAAAGTTAAGTCCTTCTGAATCAGCATGCCAAATATAAAAAACAGCGCCCGGTTTCATGGCACCGTTGGCCGCTTGGAAAGCATCCGTTAGAAAAGCGCGGAACGCATCCGCGTCTTGCTTATCATTCGCAATCGTCAACGCATCAGAAGTTTTACCTGTATATGCAACGTTATAGGGTGGGTCGGTAAGGAGCATATCCATTTGTGTCCCCCCTGTAAGCACCTGTACGCTGTCCGCGGATGTGGCGTCGCCGCACATAAGGCGATGCCTACCAAGTTGCCATATATCTCCCGGATTTGTTATTGAGTCATTAGGCAACTCTTCTTCGTATTCATCCTCGACCGTCTCTGGCTCATCCTTGGGAAGTTCAAACCCAAACTGCATCATGTCTACTGTCGCCAAGTCGTGCATCTCACCCGCGAGCAAGTCCCAATCCCATTCGGCAAGCTCGCCCACCTTGTTGTCGGCAAGGCGGTATGCCTTGACCTGTTCCGGCGTTAGGTCGCTTGCCACTACGCACGGCACTTCGTCTAACCCATTTTTCTTGGCTGCCTTTAGCCGTGTATCTCCCGCGATTACTTCGTCGTTAACGTCAATCACTATGGGCTGCTTAAATCCAAAAGCCTTAATGCTTGCCGCTACCGCGTCAACCGCCTTGTCGTTCTTGCGCGGGTTGTTCTTGTACGGTTTCAGCTCCGCAACCTTCCTCATCACAATCTGGCTATCCATTTATTCCATATGCTCCCTTCAACTTTTTGTGTCCCTTTACGCTGTTGCAATGTATACACGCGGGTTGATGGTTGGCTTTGTCCCAGAATTTTGGGTCGTTCGCGCCATTCGGCGGGTCGATGTGGTCAACGCATTGCGCCACAATCGCACAGCCATCATCCAGCCGCAGGGCGCAAAGCTGGTTCTCCGGTCGGGATAAAAACCACTTCGAATATCTGTCCCATCGTGCATCGTACCCGCGTTCCCGCGACGTGCCGCGCCTGCCGTCACGCCTGCGCAGATGTTCAAGCTTTTTCTCGCGTTCCGCTGCTTCGCCCGCCTCGCGGTGGTCGGCGCAATATTTGTCGGTCGTGACATTGTTGCAGTTAGGCCATACGCAGAAGTGCGCCGGTTTCTGCGCCATATTATCGCCGCCCCCTCCGTGCCGGATACGGGCATTCCTTCACTCCGCACCGCCTTTTATTTTTGTCATAGTGCTTGCACTCTTTACAGGTGGCGGGTGTGTGTATCCATGTCACCCAAGCCGCCTTATTATTTCCTTTTCCCTCTCCGATAGCTCCCATATCTTTGCCCCCGCTTTCTCCGCTGCTGCTTTCTCCGCTGCTGCTTTCTCCGCTGCTGCTTTCTCCG